CTGAGAGCTGATCCGTCTGCTGAGACAACGTCTTCTGAACCTGGGCGAACCCCTTGACGTGGTCACCTGCCTCCGAGACGGCCCCCGCTATACCCCGATGCGCCCTGGCCAAGTCCTTGGCATTCTCACCTGTGGTGGTCAGGGCGGCCTGGTACGCGGGGATGGTCCCCATTGTCTTCTTTAGAGCTTCTGTGGTGGTCTGACCGAGTGCATGGGCACCCTTACCAGAGACCTCGCTGAGCCACTGCATGGTGGCTCCAAGCCCTTCCTTGCCCATCTTCTGATTGACCGCGGCTTGCGTGACGCCGAGGGCCGTCCATTCCTTGGTCTGAGCCAAGGTCGGGGCGGACAGGTGGATCATCGCCTGTCGGATGTCAACAGCAGACTGCGCCGCGGACATGCCGTGAGCAGTCATCGTCGCTTCAACGCTGGCCACGTCCGCAAAAGAGAGATGCATCTTGCCGGCCAGAGGCAAGATGGTTGCCATCGACTTGGAAAAGTCGTCAAGGTTCGTCTTACCGAACGAGATGGCTTCTACCATCTGTGACGTCACCTTGGCCGCGTCCGTGGCTGGCCGGTGGTAGTCCTTGAGGATATCGGTCACCGCGTTGACGACGTGCCCTAGATCAGCATGCTCGATCTTGGCTGCCTCTGCTGAGGCACGCAGAACCTTCAGGCCAGCCGCCCCGTGATACCCGGCAGACTCTGCCACGTACATGCCCTCTGACAGAGCCTTGGCGCTGATACCGACGTCACCCGCCATCTTGAGCATGGCGTTGCCAACCGTCTTCAGGGCGCCGGCCTGCTCACCCCCACTGGTCACCAGTCGGGTGGTGGACTTCTCGAAATCAGAAGCCATACTGACCGACTTGATCGCCACGGCTGCGATGCCTGCTACGGCCAATGCACCCATAGCAGTCATGGCCTTCTGCAAGCTCCGGGCACTGGCCTCAGCCGAGGCGAATCCCGGAGCAGCCAGATTCCGACTGGTCACGACGATGTCAATGACGTTTGCCAAGGCTCAGCTCTCCTCTCTCCTGCCCATGGCTTCGATGTTCATCAACTGAAGAAGTTCCGCGTCCTCTTCCATGAGCGTCTTCAGCGTATATCCGCCGAATCGCTCAAGCGTGCTGAGAACGAAGTTCGCGAACTTCAGCTCTCTTGGTTCGGAGACAACACCGCCATCGGGAGCGAACCCTCCGGGAACGTCTCTCCAGAGTCGGACCCTCCGGGCAAAGGGGGCGCCACTCCAGAAACGGCCTCCGTCCATGCGGAGATGATGGCCATCACCAAAGACATGTCCTGTTGCTTCAGGCCGTCCACGGTCGCGGGGGTGGGCTCCCCTGCCGCGTTCTCGATGTTCCATGAGACCAGGGCCTCCGCCAGAACCTGAATAGACCGCTCCAGACGTTCCGTGGCGTGTTCCGGGCTCTCTGTAGACATTTCACTGAGGCCCAGCAGGGTTCCGATGCTGGCTGATGCCACAGTGACTTCTAGACCGTCCAGCTCGTGGTCTTTGAACTTGAGTCGGTACTGCTTTCGCTGCGGGACGAAGCCCATGTCAGCCTGCCTCTCGATCGTCGGGGTGGGGGTCTAACTCCAGGAAGGAGCAGTGCCATCGGCAAGGACCGCCGGCACGGACCAGGTCAACTCGCCCGTGTTGCTCCGGGTAAGAGCGTAGTCGGTGAGAAGCGTCTCAGCCGTCATGAACGGGGTCGCTCCGGAGATGGGCTGGATCTTCACCGTTCGGATAACCCGGGTACTCGGAATGGTCGCGAACACGACGTGGCTCGACGCGGTGTTGAACACGCCGTTGAACGTCGCGGAGTAGTCGGCTAGGAGCAACAGCCGCTCATGCGCGAATTTGTCGACGCCGGTCGTGTCCTGAACCGCAAACGGGGTGGAAAACTGGAAGTTCGTAACGTCGTTACTGATGGTCTGCGGGGAGCCCGCACTATCATCGATAATGACGGTGGCTCCAAGCCCTGTGACCTTGGCCATAGCCTAGCCTTTCTGAATCTCTGAGTTTATCCGGGCTTGGTTGCCCTGGAAGTCTTCGACCCATTCTGCCGCATTCGCGTGATAGAAACGCTGCCCGGACGGATTGCCTCGCCAGTCGCCGTGACGTCGCACGTACACGTCAGGTCGGGTCCGGTGCTCCGAGAAGCACCGCTGAAACGGCTCGAACCGGAACACGGACGTGCCTGCTCCGGTCTTAGCCTCCTTGAACGTCCGACCGGACATCCTGCGAATGTAGGCCGCCTGGTTCGCCCCGAGTACCGTCGACTCGTCCACGATGGTCTCCCACCCGTTCTGCCAGGCCTGACAACCGGCATCCTTGCACGCGGTGACGACCCCCGTGTCCCGGGAAGCGGAGATCCCGTACGTGATGTATTTCTCCACGGGGAGCATCGGCTCAACCCGGAACGGTTGCTGCATCAGAACTCCGAGGCTGTCAGGTTGCGGGTAAGGGACACGGCGAACGCCAGCGACGTGAAGCCGCCGGTCGTGACCGTACTGACGCGAACGTACTGACGGACCGTGGCAGTACCGCCCACAGCGATTCGCTGCGCCTGCGGCGTGGTGGAGGTGATCTGCGTGAATGCGCCCGAGGCGAGATCCGCGAACGTGCTGTTGTCTGCGCTGTCCTGGATCTTCACAGTGGCATCAGTCCCCGCGAAGCTGAACACGTGCAGGTACGCCTGAAATCCGAAAGAGGACGGAGCGACGTCGTTCACAGACGTGCCCAACGTGGCCGCGACGTCAGTCCGCTTGCCGGCCGTCAGTTGCTGGCCCCACTCCAGCCCGTAGGCGTTCCCCTGAATGCTGATCGAGTTGGTGAGCATTCCATCGTTAGCACGAGTCGGGGCGTAGTCGATTTGCTTACCATTGAGCGAAGCCGCAGCACCACCCAGGACCGGCGTAATGAAGTAGCTAGCGATGACGTCTGTTCGGGGCAGGGTGGAGAGAACGACATGCTCAGAAGCCACGGCGTTGTCGAACACGGTAGTGAAGTCCATGGATCCGTCCCGCAGACCGCCCAGCCGCTCGTGTGCGAACTTATTGATGGCCGTCACATCCAGGGTGGCCACAGTTCCGGACACACTGCCCAGTGCGTTGACGTCTCCGGACAGATCGTATCCGCTGATAAAGAACGCGTCACCTAGTCCGTTCTGCTTGGCCATTACCGCTTACCTCCTTGATATCCTCTGCGCTCGGGGCGCCGGTCGGGTGATGCTTGCTGCAAACGAAGTATCCGCTACCGTCCCCCAAAGGGAACTTACCGATACGGTTACACCGCCGGACCGGGCAATTGTGCTTCCACAGCACAGTGGCTGCTGCCGCAATAAGTCCAAGATCACTAGCGAATCCTGACCACCACAGATACCAGGGACCCGTGGAGTCATCGGTACCGAGGAAGTGCAAGGCCCAACCCATCACGGCGCCTCCGTCCAGACGTCGTTCACGATGATGGGGAGGGTGATGACGAACGCCCGGAACTTCTTGCCATCCTGATCAAGGTAGCCTGCGTTACACCGGAGCTTGGTTCCCGACTCCCCGAACAGATCAACGTCCCTGACGATCCCGCCCAACGTGAACGCCCCTGCGTACTGCGTCATGAGCGCGTCTGCGGCTTTCATCAGGGCGGGATCAATGGCGTCATAGGGCTGGGACAGAAAGTCCAGATAGAGACGGATTGTGTAGACGAGACTGATAGTGACCGCGTTGAGCCCGCTTCCTCCGGGAAACGGCTCGATGGTCTGCAACCAGATGGCTACGTTGAGCCCGTTCCCGGGTGCGTTCTTCGGCTCGTGACCGTTGACGGTCTCGAACATGCCCGTAGCAGCCGCGTGGGAGATCAGTTGAGCAGCGATGCCGTCTGCGTCAATGGCCATCAGTTCATCCTGAACAGGAATTTGGGGAGCGTACGGACAGCGATCCGTATCGACTCCTTTTCAAGGCGGTCCTTGACCTTCCGGAACGTGCCGTATCCCTTGAACCGGGTCGTCTGATTGCGACTGGACGTGCCTTCCAGCCACGGGCCGTAGACCACGCCACCATCCGTGACCACGTCTACGAAGTTCGCACGCCCTTCAACACGCACCTGCGACTCGTAGTATCCGGTCGGGTTCTGCAAGACCTCATGCAGGGTCTCCAGGACCATTTCCTTGCCCCGTTCGGCAATCCGGTACCGCATTTCGATCTCATACTCGTGGAGGGCTCGAAACGCCCTGCCGTCGAACATGGGACCGCGGGCATGCGACTCGAATTCAGGCACCGTTATACCGTCCTCTTTCGGGCCTTACGGCCGTACAGGGTGAACGCCTGTTCCCGGAGCCTGTCCAACCCCATCCCGATGTTCCCCTTCTTGCTGGGACCGCTGCCCTGAACCGTGGCGTAGGCGCCCTGCTCCATGGCAAGCTCTACGGTCGCCTCGCCTACCGCAAGCTGGCGGATCAGGGAAGGGACTGCGTGAACGTTGACGGTCGAGGCGATCAGGTGGGTAGCCGCGACCGTTCCCTGTGCCCCCCGGGTGACCGTAAGAAGCCGGCTTACGAAGACCGTGGAGCCCGTGTGCGCAGACAGAACCGTACCGTCCCACGCACGCTTCACCGTCAGGTTGTTACCGGTAACGTCCACCACCAACATGCGCTCTCCGTCAAGGGTGACTACCTCGTTTACGAAGAACTTCGTCCCGTCCGTGACGGCCAGGATGTTGTCTGAGGTGAGCACAGTGCCGACACCTGCGCCTTGCTGCGTCTGGCCGCTGGTGACGTTGGCTCGTTCGGTGACGAGAAGACGCTCCGTACCGATCAGAAGCAGGTCTCCGACACCGATGGCCGCCCCGTTAGTGACCGTGGCCGCAGTGCCGGTGGTGTCCGTGAGCGCTACCGCCAGCGTTCCGCCTGGACGGGTGTCGATGCCGAATCCGTAGGTGCCCGTGATGGCGACGTCGCGCTGCGGGGTGTTCCCCCGACCGAAAGACTCACTGCTTGAGCGATTCAGTTCCATGTACGTGAACGGCGGAGTGTACTGGGGGTGGCCCCAGAAGATGTTCGCGTTGTTGATGACATGGCCCCCGCTGGTGGCCACCGGAACGTTCACAGTGACGTCAGCAAGTTCGGCTTCATCGAACCAAATGCGCCATGGGTAGGCGTACTGGAAACTCGGCCAATCCCAGAAATGCGTGGTGTCAGTCGGGTAGAAGACGCGGTGCATCAGCCCATCAATGGTCCGCGATGCGGCTTCGATGGCGCGATCCAGCTGCACGTTGTTACGCGCGGTCTGCTTGTAGTCCAAGGCAGACTTTACGTCCTCACGCGTGCAGTACACGGGAGTGCTGATGGTCACTGCGTCCCCTACCGTTGACTCGCTTACTGTCCTAGGGCACCAGGCCCCGGATCAGGGATGAGATGTAGTTGTTGAACACAGAGTAGCTGATCGGGAGTCTGCTACTCCAGCCCTACGCCTCGGCCCAGATGTAGCCGAGGTTCCACAACTGGTCTACGTCACCTGCGAGTACCTGACGCATGCACACACCCTCTCCGGGTGCGAACATGAACGACGCCCCCGGCGGAGGGCCAATGTTCCCGATGCTGCTCAGCCCCGAACCAGCCGAAGTGATGATAGGCGGGATCCCGCCCAACGTGGTTCCGGTAGTGGTGACGGTCGGATTCGTGATCCGAACCTCAGCGATTGAGTTGGGGGCAGCTGAGGAGAATTTATTGATGTTGGCGCCGGACGTCAGAGCACCCGCACTTGACGCCGAGATTCGGAACGACTCCATGGAGTTAAGGGCCGTCGTGGCTGCCCCCGCCCAGGGGATGATGAAGATCTGATAGAGGGTGATGGTTTTCCCGCTACCGACCGGATTGAACAGGGACAGGTAGTTGTACGTAGCCGCAGTCTGTCCCGGCAGGTTCGAGAACGACTGAGTGTAGAAGTTCGCACCCACGGGGACGCCCGGAACGGCGGTCACGGTGCCGCTCACGGCCTGCGTACCCGTGGGGGTGGCCGTCACCGTTCCGGTGACCGTCTGAGTGCCTGACGGGACGGTCGTCACCGTACCGGAAACGGGGAACGTGGCCGGCGAGGTGACCGCTACGTTCTGCGTCCCGCTGGGCGTGGTGGTGAGACTTCCGCTTACCGGCAGCGGATTGGGACCGTCCACAGACACGTGCGTAGGTACGGTGACCATGGTGGCGAATACAGGCATTACGTCACCAGCTCGTCAGTCGGGCAAACCCATTGGCGCTAGCCCAGATGCCGTCAACCTGCCCCGCGTACATCGGGGAAGTGAATTCGAACAACGCTCCGGGGGCAAGCTGAAACTTGTAGCTAGTGGTGCTGGCCGTGGCTCCGAACTTGACGTACAGAACCGCCGTGCTTTCGTTGAAGATGGTGCGCATGCGGTCGTTGCTGGATACAGCGAACAGGGTAACGCTGGTTGCAGAGGAGGCGACGCTCGTGGTGGTAGCGGTCGTCGCCTGGGTAACGGTCATACGCTCTCCCTACTACATGCCGGAATGGACTTCCGGATCCCAGTCGTTCGGGTAGGACCAGCCGTCGTACGGGCAGTACCAGACACCAGGCTGGTTGGGCGGACCGAGACGCAACGGTTCCCCATCATTGGGGCACGCCAAGGGCACCTGTGTGCGGTAGTAGTCGACGTACGACGCTTGCAGCGCCAGGGTCGAGTACAAATCCCAACCGGTAACCCCTCCCGTTGCCATCAGGAAGTCCCGGCGTCCTTGAACTTGTCGGGCATCGACGCCTCGGGCTCAACCGCCGGAGTAGTGGCCTTGGCAGGAGTGGCCTTGGCAGGAGCCGTCTTCTTGGCGTTCTTCTTGAGGGGCTCCACGAGGAAGCGGTCGAGTTCCGTCGAACCGACCTCAGGGTCCCGAGGGTGGATGACGCTGTGCACGACGCTTACGACTTCCTCCCACGCGTTGGACGCTCCGGCGATCGTTGCCTTGGGCATTCCCTTGATCCTCTCTACGGGTCGGGCCGACGTTCCACGTGGACCGTCGGCCCTTCCAGTCTGTCACGCTGCGACTAGGCAGCGACCACCGTGGCGCCATCATCGAGCGGCACGTAGGTCAGGTACCACTTCATTGCACCCGTGGAAGAGGCGCCGGTCTTGAAGTCGATGGTACCGACCCTGGCCAGGTACGGAACGTTGGCCAGGCCGTTGCCCCCCGCCGTGTTGACCAGGAGGACACCGCCGAAGATGGCCGGAAGGGCGACCGTGGAGCCGACCTCCTTGCCGTTGATGTCCCCGACCGCGGTGGACCAGTTGACATCGGTGCCCACGGTGGGGTTACCAATGATCTGGACCGTGGTGGCCTGGCCCTGGATCACCGTGGTGACCTCCCCGACGAACGACGTGATGAGCACGTCGCCACCGGTCACGGTGAACAGAGCGCTCTGAGCCGTCTGGGGGAGAGCCGCGGCATCCCGGGTGACCCGGTTCCCGTAGAGAAGGGTGCGCTGCTGCGAGCCCTTGATGAAGTCAGCCATGGCTCACGCCCCCAGGATCTGGAGGTTCGCCGGGGTCCGCTGCACGGTGAGGTCGTGTGTCACGACCACGATGGTGCAGTTGGTTCCGGTCACCTTGAGGTACTTGTACCCGTCAGCGATCTGCGAACCGAAGATGTCCACCACCGACATGTAGCCGGTGGTCCCGGCCAGGGCCAGGGAGTTCGTGGTCCAGACGGCCGGCATCTTGGTCCAGCCAGCGGTGCCGTTGGTGGCCGTGGACTGGTACCAACGGGTGGCCTGGCCAAAGCCGTTGGCCGGGGTGAAGTTGTCGTACGAACCGGCGAACGTCTTGGCCGCGGTGACCGCGATGGACGCTGCGCCGGAGGAAGTCGCGATGATCGAGACCGCGGAGGTCTCGTTCATGATGAATCCCTGACCGCTGGCGACCGTGATCACGTTGTAAACGCGTCCCAGTCCTTCCATACCCGCCATGGCAGGTACCTCCTACGTGTACGGCGAAGTCTTAGGCCGGGGGTGCCACTGCCCGGCTTGCTCACTCAGGACCCGGAAGGCCCCTACATGGGAAGAACCCGTGAGGCCTCTGCCTCACGGGTTCCATAGTACGCCCCCACCGGTTAGCCAGTCGGTGTCTGGACCGGACCCATGTTACCCCCGGAGACGGAGGTTGGCCTCCCTGAGGTTCCGGGCAACCATTTCCATGCGGTCCGGGTCGTCCCCGAAGGCGCCTATCCCTGTGTTGCACCCGTGGCACGCGAGCCCGCGCACGCACTCCCCACAAGACCTGTCGCTGTCACAGCACGCGTGGTCGTGGTCCACGTGAACGCCCCGGGAAGCTTCGGGATCGAGAGCCTTCCCGCACAGGTAGCAGTTGCCGCCTTGTGCGTCCAGGATCTCTTTCCACGTGTCCCAGGTGATCCCGTGGCGGTACTTGAGATCCGAGGACGTGCTTCGCTCTCGGTCCCGCCAATAGTCCGGGTTCTCAGCCCGCTTCCTCGCGTGGTGTCGACGCGAAGCGGCACGACCCGGCTCCGGGTTGGCCGCATACTTCTCGTTGGCACGCTGCCGGTTGTACGCCTTGCGCGCTTCGGGGTCGTTCCAGTCGATCCGGGATGTACGAGCGTGTTTCCCACACGTACAGCCCGGAGCACAGGGGACCCTGGTTCCGCCCTTGCCACCGCTACGTGTGTGCTTTCCACACGTGCAGTCTTCTTCACACTTCGCTCTGCCTGTCATACCTCCCACTCTACCAGAGAATGTAGAGTGGGAGGTACCTGGATCAGCGGCTCGCGATGGCCACAAACGGACTGAGCGTGTTTGAGCTGCCATTATGCGGCGTAAGCGGGCTCTGGAGCCACGGCCGACCGTCGACGCGGCTAACCAACCTGAACGCAACTTGGTTGTTCTGGAAGAGAAAATGCTCGGATGAGTCGACGCGGACCTGCTGACGGTCACCGATCAGGTAGTAGCTCAGGTCCACGAAGTTGATGTCACCCGTAGTACCGAGCGCCGGCGTCTTCTCAGTGAAGATGACCGGGCGACCCAGGATGGTCATGGGCGGCATGTCGGAGCCAGGCTGACTCCAGCCACCGATCCAGACCGGGCCACCGCCGGTACCGACCGAGAGCGCCATGGTGGCCAACTCCGGGAAGGTATCGATCGAGGCGATCCAGTAGGCGTTTTTGAGCGACGTCGGCAGCATGCGCGAGTACATCTTGACGATGTTTTCCCACACGATGGTCTTGGCGGTCTGGCCCGACTCCTTGGCGACCTGCACGGACGCCTCGGAGTTGATGAAGCCCTCGGGCTCACCCACACCGGAACCAGTCATGAACGAGACGTCCTCGAACCACGCGAGACCCTTCGGCACGCGGGAGTCGAACCAGCCGGCGAACGCCGGAGCGTCGTCCAGAAGCTCCGCAGGGACCTTGAAGAATCCCGTGAGCTTCTTCGCGTCAAGGACGACCTTGCCGAAGGTGGCCGTCGACTCAGTGAGCGACGCGGCTTCCTCGGTCCAGTAGAACTGAACACCACCGAACAGCGAACTGACGTGGCTGGTGTCGTCCACGGTCGGGATCGGGACACGCAGCGTGCTCATGGGGATGACGGTCGCCTTGGAGCGGACGATCGTATCTTCCAGTGCAAGCTGATAGATCTCAGAGCGCATCAGCTCCGGGATCAGGAAGCCGCCGGCGCCAGGCTCTTCGGAGCTGAAGGAGTTCTGGAACTCCTGGATCCGACCCAGCTTGGCCACCATCTCCGCGCGCCCCGGACGGGTACTCGGAGCGCGAAGCTCAAAGATCGCCTTGCAGTACTCCCCGATGTTGCTGAGGCGCTCCTCCTTAGGAAGCTCACGCTCAAGTGCGGCACCCATGGAGGTCTTGTTGTAGACCGTGCCACGGCCCTTGCTGACCGCCGCAGTGCCCTCGGGGGTGAGGTCTCCGGCGTTGTTCAGGGATCCACCAAGCTTGGCGTTCCCCTTGCTGCTGCCGCCGTCACGAACCATGTCGAACAGAACCGACTGGACCTGGTTGCGCATGTCCGCAACGGTGTCCGGGTTGTTCTTGACGTAGTGACCGGCGTAGCTGTCGAGGAATTCCTTGGTCGTGCCGTTAGCCACGGCGGACGCCGAGAAGAAGTCCTTCAGCTTCGAATGGTCCCCTAGCGCGTCCAGCAAACCTTCAGAATCGGTGGGAACAGTCATCTTGGCCATTTAGTTGCCTCCCTTCAGGGCATCACGCAGGGCGGTTGCCATCAGCGTGTAATCAATCGAGTCATCCGGCGAGTAGTCCGGATTGATCTTCTTCATCAGTCCCTCAAGCATGGACCGTGCTGCGTCCGCGTTCTTGAGATCCTGCGTCTGCGAAAGCCTTGCAAGGGCGTTCCGCACACCCGCCGCATTGGGCGGGGAGTCGGGAGTGTATCGGTAGGGCAGTGCCCAATGGGCCTGGGTGGAGGGGTCGCCAGAGGTCTTCTCGCCAGCCGTGATGGCCCGGTAGAAAGCCTCCGGGTCATCGGCAGTAGTGCCGCCGTGCCAAGCCTTGGCAGCGTCCCAGGTGGACGTGTCGACGTCCGCGTTGCGGACCTGCTTCTCACCCTTGGTCTTCTTCTTCTTCGACCCTGGTACGGACGGAGCACTGTCGACATCGGTTTCGCCGGCTGCGTCCACGTTGAACACGGACAGGTCCCACGTGTTCTTGGGATCGTCCTGGCCGCTGATCCGGTCCGCCAGGCCATCGGCCACGGCTTCGGAATCCTTGTACCACGTGGTGGACTTCATCTTTGCGCGCCAGTAGTCCGCGGACTTGCCCGTACGCTCCGCATAGATGGACGCGATGTTGTCCGAGGCGGCGTCCAGCTGGTTCGCCAGATCACGCATATCGGCAGCGTTACCGATACCTGCCGCGAAGCCATCATGGATCATCATGGTGGAGAAAGGTGCCATCTCCAGCATGCCTGGGGACGCGGCCTGCGCGATGAACGAGGCTGCCGACGCAGCAAGACCGTCAATGGTGATGGCTACGGATCCGCGCCGGGATTTCAGTTGGTTGTAGATGGCAATAGCGTCGAAGACGTCGCCGCCGGGGGACGAAATATGAACGTCAAGATCCCCGTTGATCCCGGAAAGTTCAGCCAGGAATTCACCAGCCGAGATCCCATAGAACCCGATTTCGTCGTAAATGCTGACTAGGGTCGGAACGTCCGACTTGCCCTTGTTCTCGATTTTCCACCACTTGGTGGGCGCCCCGTGAAGGTTCTGAAGCCGCCGCGTGGAGCGCAACGGACGTGCACCGCGCGTCATGAGCGGCCTCCGAGTTCAATTGGCATGTATCCGTCGCTGAGAACACGACGGAGAAGCGACGACAGGTCCACACTATCCGTAACCGGGGCTTTCTCCTTAACCCACGCATTGCACACGTCGGTCTCGTAGATCACCCCTTTGACCAGAGTGCAGCCGTGAGGGGCCTGAAACATGGCACAGGTCCCACAGTTGCGACCCGGAACGTCTGCCTCGCGGTAGTCCACGCTCTTCTTACTGCGCTTCCGGACGTTGGTGAGTGCGTTCCCGACCGGGTACTCCTGGTCAGAGTGCATGTCCTCCCATGCACCGTGCTCGGAGTCAACGGTTCCGATGAAGGCGCGCAACGGCACGCCCAACTGGGCGGCAGCCAAGTAGCGGTGATGCCCGTCCACGAGTTGGAGCTTCGACCCCTTCGGGGTCTTCACCAGGATCACGGGCTTGAGCTTCTTGCCCGACTCCAGCCGCTCAACGAATTCGTACACCTGGTCCGGGCCGTCGTCCTCCATCTCCCCCGGGGTCCAGTCGATGTGATCCAGGGGGACAGACACCGGTCCCTTCCACTCAGCGTGGTGCATCCACCCCGTGGCACTCGGAGGGAAGTTCTCAGCAGCCTGTTCGAACACGGTCACGGATGCGTCAGCGTTGCGCAGCGTGATGGATTCCCTGTCCACCGGGACTGCTACGCCAGGCAGGGCCGGAGTCTCCGGAGGGGTGGGCTTAGCCGGCGTAGCGAAGTCCATGCCGGGCAGACCAACGACTTCCAGCACGTCATCCGGATCAAACCCGGCGTCGATCAAGGTTTTTGCCGCGTTCGACTTGGCCACCAACTCAGTTGATGCGTTTTCTGCGTTGACCGGGCTGGGGTCATCGAAATCGAATTCGCTGCCCTTCCCAGTCGTGCCGAAGAGGGGAAGCAACTTGGAGTTGAACGTGTCCCGTCGTCGGTTGAGTCGGGGCAGGACCTGCCATGAGACGAAGACCTCTTCACCCGTCTCAGCGTTAGCACGGTTGACGTCATCGGAAGAGCCCATCATGGACTTGTGGATGCGCCATGCCTCGCGAAGCTCGTCCCGGTTGGCCAGACGGAGATTCCCGTACTCCATGTCCTTGTTCGTGGTGCTTGAGGGCTGCCACGTCATGCCGTCCTCAAGAACACCGACGTGGCCGGCGCGAGCGACGCCCCTGTGCGATTCACGCCAGCGTTCGATCAGTTCATCGAACTCGCGCTCAGACAAGTGGTTGGGAACCGTGATCACGCCGCCCGGGTCAGCGCCGTTGAGGAACAGGTTGCGCTGGTACTCGGTCGCGTACCGCTGCTGCTGAATGTTGGGCATGATCGACTGGACCGGGCCCGCACCCCGGTAGGGGTCCATCGGGTCCGGACGCTTTTCGAGGATGACCTCGCTACGCTTGAGCGGTACTTGCTCCCCAGTGGGCCCCGTGTAGATCCATCCGACGAGGTATTCGTTGGGATCCGGAACAGGCTCCATACGGTCGGGGCGCACGTACCACATGGATGTGGGGAAGCCCGCTTCCATATCCAGTACCCAAAACGTCTCACCCGTAAGTTCCTGGTGCTGCTGAGCGCCTTCAAAGAATTCGAACCGGGAGTGGAAGGGGTTCGGGTTGTTGATCAGCTTGATAGCCGCGTGATCGATTATTTCCACACGCTGATCACTGCCAGTGTCACCCGTGCTGTACCGGCGGCGACCGTCGACCGGAGGCTTCTTGTAGAGATGCCACTCAGGGGTGGCTGTCGCTTCAGCGAGAAGCCCCACGATGCCGTACAGGGTCCCGGACATGCCGTACTGGCGGAGAAACGTCTCTTTGTCCTGCTTACCCGCGCCCAGGCTGTAGCTCAGGCCGCGGGAGCGTGACGCAGGCTCCCCGATCGGGATGGGCGGCTTGTTGCCGGCGTTGAGCAGTCGCCGGAGGCCTGACTTCACTCGCTGTCCGCAATGATGTGCTCAAGCAGGATCAGGGACGCCCCGGTTGCGAGCCATCCCCAGCCCCCGCCCAGGTGAAACGCCGCGTAGTCAATGCATCCGGTGCCGGCCACGGTCAGGGGGACCGCCTTCAGGTTGGCGATGGACGCCTTGTGCGGGGTCACCGCCTTTCGGATCACTGCGGTAAGAACCTCCGTGATCGCAGCGATAACGGAGGTGATGCGGGGGGTACTACGCCGGGATTCGCCGTGCGCCATTACTGCCATGGTCATCACCTCCGTCGCTTAGTATGACTCTACGTGCTCATTGTGTCCATCGGGGCTGATCAGCGACCTCCGCACGACTGACACGTGTGCCACGTCTGCCGGACCACGACCCGGGTACCCTCGGTCTCCGTTGTCTCTTCCAGCTTCCCGCCATCCCCATTGCACGCGCTACACACTGTCATCTCTGCCTGCCTTCTAGTACTTAAACGATCGGTACTGCGGTCGCCTGCCCAAGTCTACGTGAGCTATCGCGTACCGCATCGCATCCATCCCGTGATCATTGTCCTTGACCGGGGCTTCTTTCGGAGCCTGGTTCCCTGTGCGGTCCCAGACGTAGCCGACGATCTCATCCAGGGTGCTGGTAGGCCGTCGCGCATCATCCAGCGCGGGATCCCGCTTCACCAGTGCATCCCGGCACAGGTACAGCCCCGGTCGCCCGTCACCGCGAGGGCGCATGCGGGCTTGGACAGCTTGGATGCCGAGCGAAACGTCTTTCTTGGCCGCCACCGTGCTACGCCCTAGATGCCGTTCCAGGGTGGCACGTCCTTCCGCATCGTGATCACAGATGATCGCTTCAGGGGCGGATTCCCGGGTACGGCCCTGAAACGCCTTGATGATCGCCTGGGCGTGATCTTCCACGAGCGTCTTCGTCTGGTAGATCTCTTTGTATAGGTACATGCGATCGTCGGGGTCGATGGCCCAGGCCTGCCACACGAACGGGTTCGTGTATCCGAAGTCGATAGCCCAGAACCTGCGCCACGTCTGCGGGGGCTCCCCGATCCGGGGGTGGATGTTCAGGGATGGGTCGAATTCGTCATAGACGAGACCATCTGCGGCAGCCCATACTCCCCCGCGGAGACGGAGCTTGCGGACTCCTGTCAGGGCGTCCAGTTTCTCCATGTAGGACGCGCCGTACTCGGTGAGCTCTCCGTCCTGATAGATCCGGGGGTTGTCGGTGTGCTGCGAGTTGAGCATGTGCGTACGCCCGCGGTCCGACCTGAGTTTGAGCCAGTGGTGCGGAACGTCCGGGTTACAGTCAGCCATGAGCTGCTGAAACGAGATCTTTCCGTTACGTAGTCGCGACGTAATTGCTTCCCAGTCACTCTCGGTAAGCTCAGTGGCTTCCTGCACGTAGGCGACGTCATATTCCGAGGACATGATCCGTGTTGCTTTGTCGAGACCTCCGACCGAAATCGTGCTCCCGTTGGCGTACCGATACTGCGCGGCTTCCTGAGATGAACCTCCGTACCAGATGACCTCGCCGGACGCCAAAGCCTCCTTGGCCACGTGCTCTTTGAACGTCACCAGGGCCGTTGATGTAAGCGATACCGCGGTCTTCCGAAGGATGACGCCCCGGGCATTGGGGGTCATGCTCATCATGAAGTGCAGTTTCTCCAGGCAGGCCCTGGACTTGCCCGTACCGGCTGGGCCCGAGAGAAGGATCTCCGGTCCGCGATACTTGAACAGTTCCAGCGCCGTGCCGTACGGGTGGTATACGTGCCTCGACGAGACCTCAGTGGTCATTGAGCCACGTCGCCGGCTTCAGGGACAGCACACCGCGCTCCGTCCGGTCCCACCAATACCATTTACCGAAGTAACTAACGACCTGAATCTTCACGACCTCCACCCCTCCCTACGGACGCCTCGTTCAGTACCGAGACTGTCCGCCACGGCCCTGACCCACTGCTTCGTCAAATAGAGCTCCCACGCGGTCTCGTTCGCGTAATCCATCGCCTCGCTCCACGTGCTGAACACCTTCACGGACGTGATGTCACTGTTCGCAACGACCCATCCGAACGTCACAGACTTCCGCACCTGCCACTTGCTCACGTCAGCCCCTCCGGGGTCACGTCCCAAATCGGGATCACTTCGAAGATGCCGCCGGATGTGAAGAAGAACTCCTCCAGGCGGGGGATGACGCGCACCGCATCGACCTCCGACGCGTACGGGCCGTATACCCGCATCACCCCGGACCTGTCCGAGTACGACTCGACCACGCTCCATGCCTTCTTCACGTCAGTTCCTCCGGGTTCACGCCGATGATGATGTGCTCGACAGGGGTCACCGTCACGTTCACCTTGGCCGGAAGCTGGCCCAGCTCTTCCGCAACCGCGCGCAGGAACGATCCCTTGACCCTGAGCATGTCCGCCTCAGCCATCGTGGCCCCATCACGCTGCGCCTTGGCCTCGATCGCCTCGATGTCCGCTTCATACGTCGCGATACGGTTCAACTTGTCCGCGACCCACAGACCGGCGTACTTGTCGTCCACGTTGGCCTTGATCTTGGCAATGGCCCCCGCGTTCTTCTGTTTGAAGTCAGTGATCACGCTGCCTGAGACCCCGTACTCCCGCGCCATGTCGGCCTGGGTCCGCTGGGGGTCAGCAAGCTCCCGCATCAGGGCCAGCTTCCGCCACGGGGGGATGGTCACGGGTGGTTTGCGTGGCTTAGCCGGAATCTTCGATAGTTTTTGTCCGGGTTCGGCAATGGCCGGCAGAAGTTCAACTTCTTCAGGATCTGGCTCAGGAACCGCATCATTCACGCCTCTGATCAGCATGCTTGTTCACACCCCCGGTAGCGGACGATTCCGACGAATTCCAGGATAGGGCATGGAAGATGCCGCGGGTGCTCCGGTACCCGCGGCATCTTCCATGCCCTCATCAGTGCCCCGGGCTACCGGGTCCGCCGCATGTGCACGTCTCCAGGGTCCCCCCGCACCGCGGGCAGGTCGGCTCATTCATCGTGGCTTCCCTCCCTGTGAGGCTGGGCCTCCCACTGGGGAGGAGCTTCGTCATCGCTCTCGTCATGCTGCGGTTCAGGCTCTCGCGCCATCAGTCGTCGTCTTCGGGAATCGTTGTGAGTTCCAGGATCTCCGCGTGGAGTCGTTCCAGGGCGGACATGAACTCGAACTGGGTGTGTGCGGAGATGTGGGCTGCTAGCAAGGTCTCAACGGACCAGCTTTTTACGACAATCGGCGGTTTGTCGTAGTACCACCCGCAACGCAACGGGCACATGTACCGGTTTGTGTTCACTCCTCCTCCGGCTCAGTTCTCGTCTTCGGGAATCGTTGTGTCCGGGGCGGGCTCGGTCTGATTGACCGCAACCGCGTACCTGTTCGCCATCTCTTCCAGCGCGGTGGCCGGCTGATCCTTTTCCGTGGAATCCGGGAACCAGCCCATCACTTGTCACCACCAGTCGGAACCTGCTCCTGGGGGCCCTCGGGCTCCGACTGGGTGTCGGTCCAGATAACGTCTCCGGACCCGTTCGGGTCCTCGTGCGGCGTAGCGGGCACGTCATTTCTCCTTGAATGTCTTGCAGTAGCACAGGTAGCAAGCGGTCTTGCTGCCCCCGGGGTGTTCCGCGGTGTGCTTCATTCTCCAATGACCACACCGCCGGCATTTGGCCTGGTCCCACAACTTCATCGGGCCTCTTCGTCTTCCATGATCAGGTACTTGTGCAGTCCGTGCGAAACGCCCAGCCACTCCAGGAGTCGCAAAGCGTTGTGGACGTCTGGCGCGCGCCCCTTAGACATCCGGGTGAAGGCGGACCGTCCTACCCCGGTCTCACGCGACACGTCGTTCCACGTGAGACCCTTTACCGACATTCGCCATACCAAATCCGCATACAGCTTCTCGGCATCGAAGGACTTGACGGTCACTCCTGAACCTCAGGGTCGATCAGGTCGGCTGCCGCGAACATTCCAAGGGCCATCTGACCGGACGTCTGACGGGCGGCCAAACGGATCGTCTCAGCTACCTCGTGCGCGTAGGCGTCCAGTTCGGCTTCAATGAACCGTTCGTGTTCTGCGTAGGGCCCCGGGTGCCATTCGCCGGCGTACGACATCGTGGCTAGAACGGCAGCCCGCGCGCTCATCAGCTCTCCACTTCGGGGTCGATCAGGTCGGCTAGGTGGTTGCGGCCGGACCGCCAACCGTTGGCGTAGGCCCATCCGTAACGGTCACGGACCTGCAGGAAGCCCTCTTCGGTGTTCCGGCGCTGCGCCTCCGCCAACTCGTGCACGAAAGCCCGCATCTCCGGGTTGAGCTCCCCGAGAGTCATCGTCACCACGCCTTGAACTGCTCACACAGGCACGTCATGCATACCTGCGGCTGACTCCAGATGTGCGCGGACAGTCCGTGACCGCACTCGCACAGGTGACGTACCTGGAGCCCTCGCCACTGGTCCGGGTACGTCACCTGACCGGCGATCCGGGTCCTCGGCGCGGTCTCCGGGTACGTCACCTGACCGGAGATCCGGGCCAGCGTCTCCCCCGTCAGGATGCTGGACGTGTCCGTCGCTCGGAGCGTCCAGGGCATCCAGGGCTTGTGGCGTCCCCGGGGGGTACGGGTACCCGTGAGCTCCCACAGGTCCGCCTCAAGGGTCCGACCCTCCGTCTTCTGGGCCACGACGGCGAGGCAGCCGGCCGCGTCCGCGATGGCGTAGAAGTGGTTCCACGCCTCCACCCCGAGACCGTTCTTACCCCGCTTGCACTGGATCATCAGGGGAACGGGGTGGTGAGTGATGCGGTCGGCCATCAGGTCGAAGGCGACCAGATCGGCCACACCCTTGCTGCCGGCGGATCGGAGGACGTAGTAACCAGCCTCTTCGAATCGGTCCTTGACACGGTTCTCAAAAGCGGCGCCCTGCCTGTACTGTTGAGTTGCCACCTGAGTCTGCCTCTCGGTTGGTCCGCGGCCCTGGTGCTCATACCCCAGGGCCGCACTTCTTTGTCAGTACCTCTGCGGGGTTCCTTCGTTGCTGCCCCACTGCTCCGTAGCGAAGGGCTTGATTCTCGGGGTATTCCGGTGGAGACCCAGGTGACCGTCATGGCGTACACACACCGCCTGGGTCCCGAAGAGGTTCCGGTTACCGCACTTCTGAGACGCCACCCGTACGCTCCATCTTCGGTTTCTCTGACGTTGTCCAGTCCGGGAAGCCCTTGCGTTGCCATCCAGTGGCTTTCGTCGGGCTTCCCGTTCCTTCTGAGTTCCACTCTACACAGCTTGGCTACCCGTGTCTACCCTTGTCCTCGCTTCTTTTCCCTGTACCTGCGCACTGCCTCGCGGTGTCTCTCCGGGTCAGCCAAGCGGTGCTCCCGCCCCCTGTCGGTAGAGCAGGTCTTGCAAACCCTCCTCCCCCGGTACATCCGGACGTTTCCTTCGTCGTAGGGATGGCCCTGCGGACAGTGCGTCTTAGCGGCCCAGTGCTGACCCCCGTTTCCGCGACGGACGTTCTCTGTGTGGTGAACCACCTGGAGGTGCTCCGGGTTTACGCAATTCCTGACTCGGCAGAGGTGGTCCACCTCCATCGGGTACTCGACGGTGCCTTGCGTCAACTCCCATATGGCTCTGTGAGCCAGAGGGGCCCACGAACGGCTCATCCGTATGCGCCCGTACCCGTCCGGGTTGAGAGTGGCTGTCCACAGCCAGCACCCCGACTCGTGGACAGTCACCTTCTTCCAGAATCGTTCCGGAAGCCTCTCGTCACCGCATTCAATCCTTGCTGTAACAAGCAGCCCAGTTGATTCCGGGCTTACTGGCCCCGCAGGTGATCCGGACTCCCCTCCACTCGAAGGTGAGGGCTTGCTGAATGTGCTCGCTGATTTCGTCAACACGACTTGAGGGTACACTACAGACCACTTCATCGTGGACCACCGCACGGAGCATGGGGTGGATCGCGGGGTCCAGGCGGAGCAGGCCCTCGCACATCAGGTCCCTGGCCCCTCCCTGGCCCATCAGGGCCGGCGCCTGCGTGTGAGACCTGTTCGGGTCGCATCGCATCGTGCGGCCGAAGCCGTTGTCCAGGAGCGCTCCGGAGGACCCGTACGCACGCCACTCCTCGCGCTTGCTGCACAGCACGGGGAACCGGTGGGTCATCTGCGTATCGAACTGCTGCGCAACCTGAGGGTCCACACCGGACCTGATCAGGCCGTTGACGCTCATCCCGTAGTTCCAACCGTGGCCGCAGCGCTTGGACTTGTCCCGCCAGTCGCCATCGCTGCGACCGAAGACCAGCATGGCAATCTCGCTGTGCGCGTCCCGGCCCGGCTCGAAGAGCTTCATGTACTCCGTGTCCTGGGACAAGGCAGCGATGGCGCGCATGTCGACCTGGTCGAGGTCGAAGGAGATCAGGACGTGACCGGGCTCGGGGAGGAAGACCGCGCGCTGGGCCACCTTCTTCTCACCGCGCTTGCCGATGTTGGTGAGGCTTGGCCGGGTCATGGCCCAGCGACCGGAAGCCTGATCGGCACCGATACCGCCGTGCACCCTGTCCTCGATCAGGTGGTTCTGGATCTCCTGATACTTCGCGGTGACGCCGGCGACCTCCGTCATCAGGGCGAGGATTGATGCCGCCTCGGTACTGATTCCGGGGCGGTTCCCCAGTTCCGTCAAAGCGGCACCGGAGACCGAAACCTGCCCGTTCGGGTGTGCCTCTGTCGGCTTGGTCATGACCGGGGCAATGCCCTGGCTGGCGAGACCCTCCGCGAACCACTCCTTACCCGCCTTGGAGCCCAGCGGGGCCTTGCCCCCGGTCCGGGGGAGGCCGTAGCCGTCGTGCAGGGACTCCAAGGCGGACAGGCGGTGCTCCTCCTCGATACGCACACGGTCTGCGAGGAGTGGAACGTCAATCCGCCAACCGTTGAAGGTCATGCGGTTCTGGATCGAGACCACACGCATCTCACGGCGCGCGTACGGGGTCAGCGCCGGCTTCAGTGCCTCGTACACCGCCCTGGTCGCGGACAGGTCGCCTCGGAGGTACGCCCGGTAGTCGGGATCATCCACGGGGATCCTGTCGTATCCGCCGTGACGGGCAGCGAGGCCAGCCAGGTCATCGGTCTTCCCAGGGACGCCCACGCGTGCCGCTACGGCGTCCAGGGAGTAGTAGCCGGGTGTAGACCAGGGCTTCTGTCCGCGGGCTCCCGGAGGATCCGCCAGACGGGCCAGCACCATGGTGTCGACGGCTCCTTCCGACAGCTTCGCGTAGTCCCCGCCCTCATGACGTGCCAGGGCGGGGATGTCGAACGCGAGGATGTTGTGGCCGATCTTGACGTCTGCCTCCGCGAGAGTCTGAACATACTCCCGCTTCATGCCGGGTCCGGCCAGGATGGATATGCCTCCGTGCGGCTTCTGGATACCCAGGAGCCGGACGAACGGGCCCTCGTGGTTGCCCTTGTACAGCTGGTCTGCGGACGCGCCTTCGAGGTCGAAGACGAGTTCCACGGGCGCCATGTCAGGCCACCCCCGCGAACCAAAGGATGTGGACGACGACAGTCACGACAAGCCACAGGACGGCCAGGATGATCACGCCGAATGAGGCGTAGTCGCCCCACCACTGGAAGGCGTACGGGTACCTGTCCTCCGCCCACCGGACGAACCACATGGGCACGAACCGCATCGGGTCCTTCGTGGGCTCCATGTCAGGCCACCCCGAGTGCCACTAGGCGCACGAGCAGCGAGTTGAGAGTGAACCTCGCGTCGGACAGATCGTTGGACACGGCGGAGGGGTTCCCTCGGGAGGTGTCCTTCGACGCGTCCATGTAGTCGGCCAGGATCGCGCTCCACTCAGCCTGGGCAATCGGGTCCGGCATCGGACGGAACGTGCTGCCGCTGATCGAGTCTTCTTTGAGCAGGGCGGGGTTAGCGGGGAGCTTGCGGAGATCGTCGGTGATGTCCTGGACCAGCGTGGAACCGCCGTGCTCGGACCAGGCCTGCATCTGAACCTTCATGGTCACAGGGCTGGGACCGGGGGCGGGGCGCGGGGTGGCCTCCGGTCCGCATGCGGCCACGGCGAGGCCGGCTACGGCCAGGGCGAACGGGAAGAGTGCTGCGGTGCGATTCATGATGAGCCTGCCTTGGTTGTCGATCAACGGGGGACGTCGGTGAATGCTTGTTCCAGGATCTCCGACGGGTACATCTTCACGCTCCCGACGCGGGAGTCTTGGCAGTGACCGGGGGTCACGCCCTGCACGGTGCACAGAGCCGAGGCGCGCTTACCGACCCGGGAGAGGTACGCGCGTTCCGTACGGAGATCGTTGCGCTTGGCGTAGGCGAGAGCCGTGAACCAGTCGTAGCGGCTCTCGATACCCGCGATCTTCGCCTCCGCAACATCCTGACGGAGGGACAAGGCCGTCTGCTCG